ATGTCTCTGCAATATTCACATCCTCTACCTGGCCACTGACCAGATTTCATCATTTTTCTATCGTTAATTGCTTCTGGCGTATTATGAAAATCACCTAAATTTTCTAAAGATACATTAGCAGCATCAACTCTATGACAAGTACTAGACGTTAAGTTACTTAAGTATAAAGTTGTCCATTGCCATTTATATAAACATGCCGGTTCAGATATATCAAATATTTTATTCCATAAATTAATTTTCATACATGAACCTTTTAAATAATGGTGCGCGAGGTAGGACTCGAACCTACACTCAGACCGTTATGAGCGGCCGGCTTCACCTTTAAGCTACTCGCGCAATCTCTTTATTCTTTTCTGTCACCAAGGATATTAAGGAGCGACATAAAGATATTGATGAAGTTTATGTAAAGATTAAAAGCTCCAATTGCTCCGGCCTTATCTCGTTCAGTCTCATCGAGCTCATCATATGTATTCTTTAAGTTCTGTGTATCATAAGCCGTAAGACCGGTAAACACCAATACAGAGATACAGCTGATAATAAGTGACATCATAGAACTTTGTAAGAACAGATTAATAAGACCAGCAATCACAAGACCAATGACACCCATCATCAAGAAACTACCAAGATTTGTAAGGTCTCGCTTTGTAGTATAACCATACAAAGAAGTAGCACCAAACGTGGCAGCAGTGATGAAGAATACCTGCGCAATACTTCCAAGCTTAAAGATAAGGAAGATCGAACTCATACTAAGACCCATAACGGCAGCAAAAGCTACTAGAAAGATCTTAGCAGTTTGTGCAGACATATTCTGAACAAGAAATGCAAAAGCAAGACTCATAGCCAATGGAGAGAATATTGCAATCCACTTAAAGTTTGTACCCCAGATCATCTTAAGAAGATCTGGGCTCATGCTAATGCCAAGCGATACAAGGCCGCTGACAGCAAGAGCAAATGTCATATAGTTATAAACACCAAGCATAAAATTACGAAGACCCTCGTCGTAAATAAGTTGGCTTCTTACTTCTGTAATAGATGGTTGCATATTATTCTCCTTTAAGCAGCAATGATTTCTTTGAGACGATCGGCAGCATATGAAGCAGCAAATGCTTCTGGCTTTACTTTTGGAGCAAATCCACACATACCACGGATATAACCGGTTGCCTGTTGGATAACACAAGATGATCCATGCATCTCATCAGGATTAATATCAAGATGAACTTCGCAGTGACGATCGCCGATCACTTCAAAAAGTTCTAGATACATTTCAGAAGCTTTATATACTTCATTCATCAGGCGAAATGATGGTCTGTCATGGCGCTTATCATAATCACGTTCTGAAGTTACTCTTCCAAATACTCTACATCCGCGAGAAGAGTCAACATGTACGACAACAGCAACAGTGTAGTCAGCATACCACTTGTCATCGCGACCACGGTAGCGTTCGCTGTCTGCTCCAATATAAATGGAGGTATTTTCTGAGCTGTTAGCAATATATTCTTTGACTTCTTCGATGTTGAATTCACGTGACACGATAACTCCTATTTCAAGTGGAGCGGACGGCCAGACTCGAACTGGTCTTCACTAGCTTGGAAGGCTAGGGCACAACCCTTATACCACGCCCGCATTATTCCTATTTACTTCTTACCCTTACGCTTGCCCTTCAAGCGACGAGACTTACGCTTCTTACTTCCAATCTTCCGTCTGCCCTTACGAGGACGATTCTTATGAGGATGTGCCATAATTTACTCCTTGAATTTGGTGCGCACGGTCGGACTCGAACCGACAAGCCGAAGCGAGAGATTTTAAGTCTCTTGTGTCTACCTGTTTCACCACGTGCGCCTAATCTATATAGTATAAAAACTGTGAAAAAATGTCAATCCGTAACCTAAAAAAAAATATTTCCGGAAATTTTTACGCTGTTTTACCTTTTAACATGTTTTTTATGTATTTTACACATTATCCATGAGTTATAGTACTCATCTTTCTCTAAGACTTCTTCTGCGAATTGATACTTAGCTTCGAAGTATCCACACTCACCTTTTGTTTTACACAGGCGAAGTATTTCTCTCTTAAAATTTATAATACCACAATTTTCAACATCGTACACCAATTCTTTATTAGAACCGTAATAATTTTTCCAATCAGACTCAGCCTTATATCTCTTCTTTTTCTTCTTAATCACACGAGTCTTCATTGACCAGAAAAACTTCTTGCCGATGTATTGTTTATTGTTTAGAGTATTTGTGATTCGATAAACGAAACCATAGAACTCTTCTATCTTGTCAGATTCTACTATTTCGTTATTATAATACCACGGGTTTTCATAAGACATAGAGGGACACCTTTCCCTCTATTTATTTCACGGATCTGGATACCAGTTTTCTTCATCTTCTTCATCTAAATCATTATCATCATATCTAATCTTATCACCGCAGAACGGACAAAACTCTGGTGAATCTACTTCATCATGCACTACTTGAAATTCTGCTTCACAATTTGTACAAACTATCTCTTTATCTGACAATTCCTTTTCTCCTAATTAACATGTTACTCTAGTCGGGCAGTTTGGATTATTACAAACATATCCCCACACTCCTTTACTAAAATCAATTTTACATACTTTACATCCAACTAAATTTTGGGAAATCTCATTATTCGGTACATTTGTAGGTGATAGATGAGGATAGCTTCTTGCAAATTCCACACCGTCTTTATACCCCTTGCGATAATGCTCGAGCATGTCTCTGTAGTAATCGGTATCATGCACATCTTTTGTTCCTTTGCAATTACAGTTATCACCACAACTCATAGACTAAATCCTTTAAATGTGTCTGCAGAAACGTCTTTCTTCACACCACCAACAACATAAGAAGTAATCTCAGTTTCCTGAGGAGCAACTTGTACTTCTGCTCCACTGATCCACTTCTGTGTCCATGGAAGCGGATTGCTACCTCCCTTATAAGGTGTAGGAAGACCAACTGCTGTCATACGCTTATTAGCAATCCATTCTATATATTCACATAGCAGCGTCTCATTGAGGCCGACCATCGAACCGTCTTTAAATAGAAAACTTGCCCACGCTTTTTCTTGCTCGACGGCAGCAGTAAACAATTTAATTGACTCTTCTTTTGTCTCTTCTGCGATCTTAGCAAAGTCTTCATCTTCTTTTTGTAAAGCCTTAAGGAGTTGCTGGGTTCCAGCAAGGTGTAAGTTTTCATCACGTGCGATAAACTTGATGATCTTAGCATTGCCTTCCATTTTTTTGACTTCAGCAAATGCCCACGAGCACGCAAATGAGACATAGAATCTAACTCCTTCAAGAATATTCACTGACATAAGTGCAAGCCATAAAGCTTTCTTATGTTCATAATCATCGTAAAGAATACGTACGTTTTGATCTCTTTTACCGTTTAAGTAAATGAGTTCATCGTAGTACTTGCTAATATCACCAGCGCAATCAACAATCTCTTTAATATCCATTATTTCATCAAAGACTTTAGAGGGATTCGGATATATGTTCCTAATAATGTGGGTATAACTTCTGCTGTGTATTGTTTCGCTAAATGTCCAGGTAGTGATCCATGTTTCGAGTTCTGGAAGGGAACAAATAGGACCAAAAGCTGTTGTTGGTGCTCGACCTTGTACTGAATCAAGGAGGATTTGTCGCTTGAGATTGGAAGTAAAGATGTGCTGTTCATGCTCAGTCAGTTCCTTGAAATCTTTTGCATCTTTGTAGATATCCACTTCTTCAGGTCTCCAAAAAAACCCGAGTTGCTTGTCCGTGAGTTTCTCAATCCAGGGATACTTCTGTTTATCATATCTTGCAATAGTGGGTGCGTCATCGAAAAAAGCCTTTACTGTTATATGATCTTTCTTATTATTCGAATCAAAGACTGAGTAAGCCATTCTTATAACTTTCCTTTATTACGTATTTTGATGCTTCTACCCATACTCTTACTGATCCGTTTGTATGGTACGCTTCTGTATTATCAAAAGTTGCAACTACACTCGTTGCAACCTCAACATTCATACCATGATAACTTAAAAATAAATGATAATTTGTTTCATCAGGTTCAATCATCTTTTATCACACTAATCTTTTTTCTGCCAGCGGTCTTATTTACTCTTGCTCTGATATAAGCATTTTCCCATGTCCAACACTCGCCAGTATCATCCTGAAAACAAACCCACTGAAGATCATTTTCAATACCGGTGTCAATTAAGAAGTGGGCGACTGCACGCCCTTTCGGTGTCATCAAAGGAATAGGTGGATCTATTCTTACTATATTACTCATCTATCACCCCAATAATATCTCTATCATCTTCTTTATTATCCCATCTATATTGACCGTTTAAATTCTTAACAGCATGTTTGTTAGTATCAAGATTTTTAAATATAGTAACACCTGCTCTTCTTTCTATGAAGATATACTTACTTCCTTCACGGTCAATATAAGTTTTACCCTCTTCAAAAGTTAGATTTTGCATGACTCACAATCCTCTTCACTTACTTCACCGGATGCTAATGGTTTTTCTTCATACTCACCAGCACCATCATTTGTATTGAAATAATAAAGTTGTTTTCCACCGTACTTATAGAACATAAGAAGATGCTTAATCATTTCTGACATAGGAATCTTTTCATCTTCATAAAAACGTGGATTGTAGCTAGTATTAACCGAGATACCCTGATCTATGAACTTCTGTAAGACAGAGCAGATCTTAAGATAACCTTCCGGCGACTTCTGATCCCAGAGTAAATCGTACTTTTTCTTGAGCTTACGGACTTCCGGGACAACTTGTTTGAGGACCCCATCCTTGCTTTGTTTAACCGAGACAAGAGAGCGGGGCGGCTCAATACCATTAGTTGCATTGGAAATCTGTGCACTAGTTTCTGACGGCATGAGCGCCATGAGTGTTGAGTTACGAATTCCGTAGGTTTTAGCATCATTGCGGAGTTCTTCCCACTTCTGATGATAACCCTCGGTGGTAAGTTCATCCATATCGCGCTTGTATGTATCGATTGGGAATATTCCTTGCGAATACTTCGTTTCATTGCTCTTACTTGGAGCTCCCTTTTCTTTAGCCAAATCAACAGATGCTTTAATAAGATAGTAAGACCATGCTTCAGCATATTGATGAAGCTTATTTAATCCATCGGTGTCGATGTACTGATAAGATAGATCATTACGAGCAAGCCAATATGCAAGGTTGATAATTCCAACGCCAAGAGGACGTCTTGCCATCGTCGAGTTTCTGGCCGCAAGGACTGGATAGTCTTGATAATCCAAGAGTTCATCAAGAGCACGTACAGCAAGAGTGCAAGGACGTTCAAAATCTGCAGGATCACGAATCTTACCCCAGTTGATAGCTGCTAGTGTGCATAATGAAATTTCTCCATTCGGATCATTGATATCATTTAATGGTTTTGTTGGAAGATCAATCTCACAACAGTGGTTTGATTGACGAATTGGTGCGATTTCTTTAATAAAAGAACCATGATCATTTGCATGATCAACATTCATAAGATAGATACGTCCTGTGTCTTTACGTTCCTGCATGAATGCTGAGAACAAATCAATAGCGGGTATTTGCTTCTTTCTGATTTTGGTAGAACGTTCATACTTTTCGTACAGACTCCTGAATTGTTCAGTATCGGTGAAGAATGTATTATATAAATCAGGGACATCGTTAGGGCTAAAAAGAGTAATGTTCCCACCAGAAAGAAGTCGCTCATACATGACTTTGTTAAATTGGACGCCATAATCTAATCCTCTGATACGATTATCTTCTGTGCCTTTATTATTCTTAAGAACAAGAAGATCTTCTACTTCCAAGTGCCAGATAGGATAATAAAGTGTTGCTGCACCACCACGTACACCTCCCTGAGAGCAACTTTTAACCGCCGATTGAAATAGCTTGTAGAAGGGGATAACACCAGTGTGAGTAGCGTCACCACGACGAATGGGAGAACCGAGAGCACGAATACTACCAGCACCAATACCAATACCAGCTTTTTGAGAGACGTACTTAACGATTGAAGAAGAAGTGGCATTGATCGAGTCAAGCGAGTCATTAGTCTCAATAAGAACACACGAACTGAACTGCTTTTGAGGGCTACGAAGACCTGCCATGATAGGCGTAGGGAGAGAAATCTCGAACGTAGATGTTGCATCATATAGATCCTTAATCCATTTTAGTCTATCATCTTTATAGTTTCGAAAGAGAACCATAGCAATAAGCATATACGCC